ATCAGGTCTTCTGCCCAGCCGCGCGTCTGGCCTGCCAATTCGGCAAGAGCTCGAATCTGGTCGTGGTTTTCGTGGTTTTCGTTTGGCATACGTTCACTCCTGAACAGTTGAGAATTGCTGTCAGCCGGGATCGCGACCAAGCTGATTTCGTGAATAGTCCAGTGGGCGGCGGTGCGGGTGCGGTTGCCTTCTGCGTCACGGCTTTCACGCCATTGGGTGACGCGATAGCCGACTGAAAGGTGTTTCAGCGTGTGGTCCGCCACCCTTGCTCGAATAGACGCTAACGCAGGGTCTTCTGAAAACGAGATGGTCGCCCGTACTGCGTCGCCGTCTGGGGTGATTTCCGTTGCGCGGCCGATCGTGTTCGCTGCGGTTGCCGTGTGGTCCAACACGACGGGTAAATCATCGACGGGCTGTAATCCTGATGGATCCAAAATTTCGAGGTATGGGCCCTTGCTGTCTCGGCGCTGTACGGGTGTGCTGGTCGCGATGACTGCAGAAATACCGGTGTCATCGAGCGTGCCAGATCGGATCAATAGTTCACTTTTGTTCGTCATTGGATTCCGTTTTGTTCTTTTCAAGAGCGATTTCTTGAGCGAGGCGATCAGGGTTCCAGCCGCGTTCGAGCACGGCTTGGCGGCGCGAAGTGAGACCAGCTTCAATCTCTGCGACAGTGGCTTCGACATCTTTGGCTGGGTCGACCTGAATTGGTCGTGGCATTATCCAGTCAATTGGCTGCTTCGCTGTCTGAGGTTCGATCTCGCCGTCGAGAGCAGCGGCCGTCATCACGCGGCGCCAAGCGGGCTGCATGAGCTGAGGCACAACAGTGGAATACTGGATCTGTTCAACGCGCTGCCTGAACGGCAAAAGCCCAGCTCGCAAGCTTGAGTAGTTAGCGCCTGTAAGGTCACCGCTCACAAGGTAATCCGGCAAACCCAACCCGGCAGCAATCTGCCGTAGGCCAAATTTCAGAAAGCTGTCTGCTTGCTGAAGCTGTGCTGGGCTATTTGTTGTGATCTGCGATCCGCCAGGCACTTTTACCACTGCGCCTGGCTCTAGTGGGGATAGTTCAAAATCAGGGTCGCCTTGTGCAGCCGGGTCCGAAACGAACACAGCCATCAAAGCCGCAACCTTTGCGCTCATCTGCAAGGCGTCGGCATATGCATCGAGCTCCGAGGCGCTTAGAATGATCGGCGCTAGCCACGACATCCCGCGAATCTGGTCGGGGTGATCTCTGCGGAAAAGATGGATGACATCCGACGCGTCGATTCGAATTGGTGGCTCATAAATCGAACTGCCGGGTCGTTCTGGCAGAATCCAATACGCGGTTGGCTTGCCGTTGTCGTCCACTTCCACGCCTTGAAAGATGGTCTGGCCGTCTGTTTTACTGCGGTCCAGCTGTTCTGGATCGAGCATACGCAAACCGGACTCTGTCCAGATGGCGAGACCTTCACCAGCAACGATCATACTGCGCGCAAGTGATGCCTGTATGCCGGCAAAGTCGCTGCGGCCTGTGGTGTCGGCATCCGGAATCCAGCGGTCCCATATTTCGAGCGCTTCAGCATCTTGGCTGTAAGGCATGATGCCCGGTCCGATTAGCGCGCCTACCCAATTCGCAACACCTTGTGAAACCCACGGGTTATTTGCTGCGAGATATGCTGCCCGCGCCCCTACCGTCTGGGCAGCAGCGGCGATCTCAGGGTTTGCGCGGCCCATGCGCCCCATTCCAGAAGCGCGGCGACCGCCTGTCGCGCCGTCAAACGAGCGGCGCTGGGATGGCTTTTGGTCGCGGGTGATCGTAAGGCCGAAAAGCTTCATATCTTGAGATCCGCAAGCATCGGGCGAATTATCTGGGAGAACGGGAAAATCGAAACCGCTTCAACTTCGCTAAAGTCCAAGCTGGGAGCGCCTTTAGACCAATGCCCTGAAAAATGGCACGCGCCATCAATCCGGCTAATTGAGACCGTGAAAAACCAATCTTCACCGGACTCGGTGCCATTTACAGCAGCTTCGGCGCTATAAACCGTAGTTCTGCCCGTGGTGGGGTCGAGATCGCGGATTTCTTCAGCTTCGGCATCAGCGATGATGTCGCCAGCCGGTAGCTCCCGTGCTGCGGCCGCTATAGCTAGCGCCAGCCGGGCTTTACAGACCCCGACACGGTCAAACTGAGCTTCAGTATAACCGCCAGCGCCGCGTGTCACACGGGATGTTGGGATTAGGCGACCAGTCGCGACCCAGTTGCGCAATGCGCGGGCAATGGGCTGGGAGTCGACGCCGGTTTCGCCAGCAAGGATTGCAGCAACGCGGGCTACTGAAAGCATTGGATTCTCCATTAGTGAAATGTGTGTGAGCCTTCGCCGGTCGTTAGCCATTCGACAATGCAATTTGGCGGATCAATTCTGTGTCGATCAAAGAAGCCAAGCATAGCGACAATGGTCATCGCTAGCGGCCAGCCCTTGTGCTCGCCTTCTGCGAGTATCTGCAGTACTTCATATTTCTGCTCTGAGAGGGTCAAACCTGACTCCTTTAAGGGTACCTGGGAGCGGGTACGGGCCAGATGAGGAGAAGAACCCCCGCCCGCTTCCAGGCTTCCTTCGATGGCAATCGAACCGCTTGGCTTGCTCAGCCAGGCGAAGTAAAAATACCGCACCATACAGATAGAGTCAACATTTCATGTAGAGTTGATGTAGGATTTCACGTTAAAGTCACGTTCGCCAAGTCAAAGTTGAAAATGACGTGCTATTTTATACAATAAAAACAAATACTTGACTCTTATTTGGCGTCTATGCATCATGTTCCCACAAACGCAAAAATGGAGATATGAAATGATCTGGAATCCGGAAAGAAGCGAAAATTACAGCCGAGACTGCGCGCTCGGTCGCTTGCTGTTTAAAGAGCTACTCGACGATATGAAGAAAACCGGCAACGTCTATCTACTTTCCCGTACCGTCGAAGCGCAAGTCGCAAATGGCATTTTCGGGGGAGTCGAAATTGGCTTTCACGCGGCTCTTACGGAAGCGCTCAGCGTTGCATCCACTGCGAACGGATGACGGTCTGTTTTGGTTTGGGCGGCAGGACGCTACAAAGCTCTTCCGCCCGCCTGTCGAGGTTCACATTTACCAAGCCTCTCACAGCGATAGCGTAAATGGTAGCATCCAAACACTCGGCCCGATATCCTGGCTTGCGCTCCCAAAGCCTTGTCGGAATGCCGCGGGTGTATCGCACAACAACGCGCTCACTGGTCAATTCCTGATAAAATCGCGGTTCTAAATCCGCGCTGAAGCGGATGCCGCTGCCCCGCGAAAGTTTCGACAGAAGGCGGCTCTTCTCGCCGTCTACACCTACAATGAAGAGCCTGCTACCCTTACTTGTTGACGCCGCTATCGCTGGTCGTTGTCCACTAGCACCCTTGATTGCAACAATCTTTCGATTGAAACGCGGCTGTGTGAAGTTCATCACTCGATCCATCGTTATTCCGTCGCCGGCATCGATCGCCGCAGCATCAATCTTCAGCATCCCACCGTTCGGGTGCTTCCAGGTCGTGCGTAGCAGTTCATCAAGCTCTTGCCATGTCGTGTCTTCGTCCGGCCGTCCCCAGATTACCTGATTCGACAGAACGAAAACTTGATCACGGCTATGTCCGGTCAGGATGATTTCGAGCCGATCATGCTGCACGTCCACCCCGGCCGTGATGAGCAACACTTCAACCGGTATGGCTGTAAGTCCAAACGGTTCGGCGCGCTGGGCAATATCGTTTTCGTCAACCTCTTCGGCAGCTTCTTTCCAGCCTTCAGCCATCAGGGTATTAGTCCAGGTCTGCAACTGGTCGATATTGCGCTTCGCAACCAGAAATTCAGCCGCGATCTTGCCCCAAGCCGCGTTAGCCAGCGTCGATACCAGCACATTACACCTGAAACCGGCATGACCCGTTATTTCCGGTCGTGTGGCACGCCAACGGCCATTTGCTACCATTTCTGCCTTGTGACGCTCTTCCGTGATTGCTCCGCATTCCTCACAGCAGAAAGCTGCCTCTTCCGGTCGCCCTTCAGGCCATCTGATATTCCGCCATAGTATCTGCTGCCATCTCAGACAATGCGGGCAGGAGATTTCAAAGATCCGCTGGTCGCTTTCGCGATAGGACCGCAGCACATGGCTAGTCTCTTCGTAAACCGGCGTACTGCCAAGTACGATCTTGCGGTTCGGGAAACTGAGAGTCCGGCGTTCTGCAAGTGTGATCGGGCTTCCTTCGGGGCCGGACTCCATGGCGTCGGCTTCATCAATAAGCAGAACGCGGACATTATGACGTCTCAGGTTGCGCGGTGACTTTGCCGCGACCACTTTGAGCGAGCCACCGGGAAATTTGCGCGATAGC